ACGAACGCAAATTGTCACTCGTGCGTAACGAAGGCTAAGGTAAAGACATGGAAACAGCAAAAGCATTTATTATCGTCACTTGGTTCTTGGTCAAGTGCGCAGGCGTGGGAATATTCACAGTCGGCGCATACACCACCATTCAATGGGCTAGGAGAAATATCGCCTTCTTCACTTACGAAGAAGAAGATACAAATTCACCCGAATGGATTAGCAAGCACTACGGATAAAGTGAACCACTAGGCTCGCAATGATACCCGAGTAAGAGTGTCGTAGTCGGCATCGCCTAGTCACTCACAACACAGCGACAGCGCAATAGTTCTCGCTCCCAGTTTGTCGCTGTACTGGTAGAGCAGAAAAAGAAAGAGTCATCTTCGGGTGGCTTTTTCTTTTGCCCCATGCGGGGCTACGACTGGTGTCAATGTTTCACGTGAAACATTTGTTACTCGCCCGTAACGGCTAGTAAGGTTTGGGTATGACATCAACAGCAACATTCCCACACAAATCACACAACCCACTCCCTTCGGGGATTGGAACATTCAGCGTTCTAGAAAACGGCTCAATGATTATCTACCCATCAAACTCGTCAGCCATTGAGAGCGTTCACTGGATTTCCCAAACTGGTTCACTCGCTGTCAGGTACGCCAACAACAGCACCCACTACTACTACCAAGATGTCCCAGCCACCGTGGTGTTCCACCTACTGGTCGCTGACAGTTTCGGGAAGTTCATCAACACCCACATCAAGCCGAACTACAAGGTTCTCTCCTAAGACCCCCCACAGAGACCCCACCAACCCTCGGACACGACAGGTTGGTGGGGCTTTGGGCTGTCCAGCCCCACCCCTTCGGGAGCCCCGGCTCCCGAAGGGGTGTTGAGTTCGTAACTTGTTAGTCGGTCGTAACGCGTGATAAGTTATTTATATGAACAGCGAAACAAACACCGACCACCTCCCTCATTTCTGTGGAGATAACTGTATGTTGGAAGCCGAGTCTGTCGGTTTCTTTACTGGTGATGATTGGGTAAATACCGAGCAAGAGTTCACCCACGAAAACCCACATTGCGATTGGTGTGGCGAGTCAGATGATGACAATGAGCCATACGAAGATGATGCGTGGGCAGACCACCAAACCCTTGTCGGTATCGGTCACGGTGATGATGAGGATTACTAACCTCTGATAGGGGAGGGGAAACCTTCCCCTCTTTCTTTGCCTGAGCCCCGTCTCCGGTATTAGCTAGTATCAATAAGCAACTGTACGAACGTACGTACGGGGCTACAAACCAACTTGTTACTCGGCCGTAACCCCAGGTAAGATGTGGGTATGGAAAAAACAGCGACCATCCCATACGCCCTTCTATTGGAGGCCTACCAGGCAGCCACATACAGGGCGTACGAAGACCCCCAGACTTTTTACACTGGGGAACGACCACACTCAGAGAAACTGGTTGCCCAGTTGGAAGAGTTCATTGACCAAGACGACAAGTACAACCAGGAGTAATTACCGGGGTCACTGGCAGCAATGCTGGTGGCCCTACTTACTCGGGAGCCCCGACTCCCGAGTAAGTAGGTTTTCCCCAACTTGTTAGTCGTGCGTAACTGGTGATAAGTTGAATGTATGAACACAGCGACATTTGAAACAACACTCAATAACCAACTTCCTTCGGGCAATGGGGTATTCCACATCACCAAGTATGCGATTACCTTCTTACCGAAAGAATCATCAGCCATCACCGAGGCTATGTACTTCCCCGAAGACAACACGCTCTCCATCACCTACAAGGGTGGGGCAAGTTACTTCTACAAAGAAGTTCCTGCCTTCGTGGTGTTCAACCTGATGGTTGCCGAAAGTTTCGGCAAGTTCGTGAATGAACACATCAAGCCAAATTACAGATTCCTCAAAAACATCTACCTATAAGACCCCCAACGGATTACCCCACTCGCCCTCGGACACGACAGGCGAGTGGGGTTTTTCGTCCCTGAGCCCCGGGTCGTACTTGAGACACAATGTTTCACGTGAAACATTGTTTGTGTAAGTTGTTACTCGCCCGTAACAGACGGTAGGGTGTGTGTATGAAAACAAACAGCGAGCAGAATGTTTCACGTGAAACATTTGAGCGAATCAGTGAAGCGGCCGAAGAATTGCGTAACGCACTCAAAGCCTTGAACCCAGAGACAGGGCAACTACCCTCCTACTCAAACCCATACCCACGAGGTTGGGAATCATCGTGGGACGTGGCTCGACCATGGGACGACACGACAATTAGCAATGCCATCCACTACGCATCTTCTCTCGTTCTCGACTACGGATGGGAACAAGAGATAGAAGAAAAGCAAGCAAAACTTGACGAGTTCAACAAGGAAGAGGAGTGATGGAATACATCGACGAACCAAAAGTCATCAAGCGAGCCAAGACCGAGAAGCCAAAGCAGAAAACCAAGTACAAGGTCAGGGCGTGGGTCGAGGACTTGATGGAGACCCCAAACAAATGGGCCGTCTATGCCCATCAGCCTCTCACCCGACAGGGCATGATGAACGCCTACAGTTACATGGACGGATACAAGAGACGCTACTCCCACATTGAGTGGGCAATCTCGAAAGAAGAGAACTCCTATGCAATCTGCGGCCGATACACACCGACCGAGGAATCACAATGAAGAAGAGGAACGGGGCTTCCCCTTTTCGGAAATTGTTAGTCATGCGTAAGAAGAAGTATTATGGGATTATGAAATCAGCAGAACTCCTCGCCCATGACCAACTCCAATTCTCACTTGACAACGACCCAGACTGCTTTGACAAAGCAAAAGCAGAACTCTATGGGATTACAGAACAAGAGCAATTCGTAAGGCTCGCTTGGGCACTTGATGTGTACGACCTGCTTGAGTCCTCATACAACTTTGAGAACTTTGTGGGCATCTCGGTTTACACGACAGGTTGGGCTTCTCCACTCAATGAAGACGGTGAGGTGGATTGCGCACCGTCTGAACACCCAGAGCGTAAGCGTGTCTCGGTCATCACGACCATTACTGCCGAGGGTCGTGGCTCTGCTCTCGCCTTCGCAGACGAGGAAGAAATCATGACCGACCCCGGCACTGCTTCTGGACAACTCGCAGACGCTATCGCAGACTGCTGGATTAGGTCTAAGGCATGAAACGCAACGCCTTGGAGCTTCTCATACTCTCCCTTATTACCATCAGCGCAGTCACTGTCTTTTGGTATCTCCTAGACCTGCTGTTCAGAATTATCTGACCTGAGCCCCGATGGGGTGACAGGGGACGGGGCTACCCCTGTCCACTTGGTTGCGCTCGCAACTACTTCCCTCGCAATAGTTGCGCGCTCAACTACTTATCTAATGGTGGGGGGCAGAGGGCTATTGAGGGGGTTGCTTTTTATTTGACGGTGGTGGATGAGTTGAACTTGTTACCAGCCCGTAACGGTGGCTAAGTTGGTGGCATGACGAAAGCACTTTTCATTCCAGCGACAGGCGAACCACGCACCATTACTCTCCCAAAGGAGAACGCTCACACGGTCATTCATGACCTAATCGGTGGGTGGTTTGATTGTGTCTCATTGGCACAGGGAGCAGTCGCCATGTATGTCCATGACGAAGGCTTGCTTATTGGGCTTGAACCCAATGTCACGGCTACCGTTCTCTACGGCAACCCCATCGCAGGAGATGTGTTGCTTGTCGGCACACTCAACGACAAGGGCGAGCGTGACGGATACGACTACGACCTACCTGACTTGTTCTTCTCTGCCGACTTATTCGCACGAGTAATGATTGTGAATAACGAAGAAGCGAACCGAGAAATGCTTGCCGAGGAGATTAGCAAAATGGACTTCACTCCAAAGGTCATGTCATTGACTGACGATGAGTTCAACGCATGGATTGGGAGCAAATAATGTTTGAGGACATTCAGCCCCTTGCCCAACTTGAACGAGACTTCACCAAGTTAGAACTGTCCGTAATCATTGAAGCGTTGATACTGTTCCGTAGCAGTGGAGTACGACCCGACTTTGATTCCATTGACCCTGACACGGTGACTCTTGAAACGCTTGACGAAATTGACATTCCAGTCAAGACAATGACCGAGGAAGATGAAGAAGCAATAAACGAAATGACAATGCTGTTCATGGCAGGGTTTGCTCAGATTATTAGCATTGAACACGAACTTCTTGAAGAAGCGTACGACAAAGGAGCGAACGCTCTTGTGTCGGAAATCTCAGACTTCTTGAAGGAGCAGTAATGAAACACTATGTAGATGACATTGTCGGAAAGACCATCGCAAAGGTCACGAGCCTCACTGCCGATGAAATCAAAGAGTTCATGTGGTATTGCGACCCAGTAGAAACGACAGTGATTGAGTTCACCGATGGTTCTACTATTGTTGTAATGGCAGGCCCCGAAGGCAATGGCCCGGGTTTTCTCGACTATGTATGTATGTAGAAAAAGAGAGTCGGGGCTCAGCTCCCGATTTGTTAGTCGTGCGTAACGCACAGTAAGGTGGAGACATGAACAAGATACAAGTATCAGCACGCAAGGGTGGACTAGGAACAACTACGGTTGCCTGCTCTATCGCACTTACCTATTCACGCCTTCACCCAACACTCAAAATTGGGTTAGTCGATAAGTCACGATTCAACGACTGCCTATCGGTCATGGGGCTCAACCCTCAATCACCGAGCCTTCATGGCGTTACCATTATCAACAAAGAGACAGACGGCTACGATGTTCTCATCGTAGATGCTGGAGTTACTGACGAACTAGACCCTGACGCAATCATTGTCAATGTCGTTCGCAACGAATACCTGTCAATGAGAGCAGAGACGCTGGTGAACCTCAGCAATGATTACACGGTGGCCCTAATCAACACAGAGAACGCTCTCAATGCGAAAGATGTTTCCCATGTTGTGAGGTCAGAGGTTTCAGTATTCCCACTCACGGCACAGATGAGCAGAGCCATTGACGCTGGAATGTTCACTTCACGATTTGAGCAACTAGGTAACGAATGGGCAGACAAATTGGTCGAGAGCCTTGCGTTCAGGAATGGTCACAACTTGTCAGTCGTGCGTAACGGAAACTAAGGTAGAGACATGGAAACAGACACAAACACACTCAACGAATACAACGAACTCCGTATTGGCGACATAGTTGGCGATACAGGGCGAATGGTAATCGCCTACACAAAGCGTCATGACCGTGTTGTCGGTGACTGCTACGCCACTTGGGTAGCGATTTGCGTAGACGAAACAGCGTTCCACCCTTACGCTGTTTGGACTGTCGTGGCTCGCCCTAATGGGTGGCTCGCCGAGTCGGGCGATTACTGCTCAACACTTGAGAAAGCATTAGTCGCCTACAAAGAACGTGGGGGCGAGTAGAGAGAAAGGGCTCTAGCTCTTTTTCTCCCACTGAGCCCCGGCACTCTTCCTGCCTGCACCGGATAGCGGGGCCCCACACGACAATGGGGCAGACTTGTTAGTCGTGCGTAACGCAAACTAAGTTGGTTCTTGTAACAACGACCCCACGAAAGGGAAACCAATGACAACACTCACCGAAATAGCAACCGAGGCTGAACTCTTTGTTCACGACTTCTTGGGTGCGTTCACCAATGAACAAGACAGCCTGTGGATGAGCGAGGCTCACCTGCTTGTTGTTCGTACCGAGAATGACGGAGTGACAGTTGAGCCTGTATCCTCTCACCCTGATGTTTACGAACTGATTGACGAAACGATTGCCGAGACACCGTTCTCTGTTCGTTCCTCTGACATTCTTGCCGTAGTCACTTCGGGTTGGGCTGCGCCCCTCAATGATGACGGTTCTATTGACGGTGCGCCTTCACAACACGCCCAGCGTCGCCGTGTGCGCCTCTGTGCCTTCGTTCGCCGTAGTGACCTTACTATGGCAAGCATTATCCGTTTCGGTGATACTGACGAAGTGAACATTGACGCAGGTAGCGCAACTGGCTCACTTGCCGAGGCAATGCTCTCGCTTGGTGACGCAGGAAAGTGATAAATAATCACTACCGTTTCTACAAGTCGGTATGGTTGGGGAGGGTTGTCGCCCTCCCCACTACCGACCTGTACAAGGCAGTCACCGGAATGTTCTACGAGACTGATGACCTTGACCTATCCAATGCCATTACCGACCTTGCTTATGCTGAACTAACCAAGCGTGGCGAAATGAGACCTCGGGGCTCAGCCACGCTTGCGAGACTTGTTAGTCGTCCGTAATAGAAACTAAGGTAATCCCATGGAAACAAACACACCTATCGCCACTGGCGAACTTACCAATTCATGCACCTGCCTCACCTATGAGGAAGACGGCGAAACAATGTCAATTGACACCGAGTACGGTTCTACCTGCTACGGAGACTGTTGGGACTTCGCTGTTGAAGACTTTGCAATGATTACCGAGGAACTTCGTAACTCTAACGAAACTGACTGGTGGAAGGTTGAAGACTTACGCCTATGGAGTGACAATGTCTCAGGGTACTTCCACGCCAATACAGTCGCTGACCTGATTGAAGGCATGACAGTCCGTAGCGACTGGCGTATGACTTACAAGGTATTTGGTGACCGTATTGAGTATTCTCTCAGTCACCACGATGCGATGGGTAGCGCAAGCACCCTGCGCACCGTCTCAGACGATGAGCGTGAAGACTTGGGGCTCTACTAATGAGCATGGCACTGTACGAACGGAATTGGGCTGAGCAAGCAAACTGTAAAGACATGGATAAGGCTCTCTTCTTTCCTGCCTCAGTAAGGGAACTGAAACAAGCCAAGCAAGTTTGCTCAACCTGCCCTGTCTCTGCCGACTGCCTGCAGTATGCAACCGACAACACACTTGAGTACGGAGTGTGGGGAGGACTAGGGGAGAGTGACCGTCTCAGGTTGGCGAGAGACGCCAGGCGTGCAGGGCTCTAACTACCCCCTGGAGCCCCGGCCCGACTCTGAGCCGGGAAAGTGGCGAGACGAAACGGATAAATCTATCCACGTGCGCGTGACAGCCGGCCACGGAGCTTCCCTTTATATGACGGTGGTGGATGACAACTTGTTAGCCGTCCGTAACGACTAGTAAGGTGGCAGACATGGGATTAGACCAATACTTATACGCAAAAAACTACCTTTCTCCTATGGAATGGAGAGGGCAGGAAATGACCGACACTTTCAACGCTGTTGCTGACGCAATTGGCGTGAGGGACTTCATGGACAAGGACTTACCTTCCATCCAATGCCAAGTCAAAATTGGCTACTGGCGAAAGGCGAACGCCATTCATGACTGGTTCGTACAGAACTGTCAAGACGGTAACGACGACTGCCGTGAGGCTTATGTACCTATCGAGAAACTGGAAGAACTTCGCACAGTTTGTAAAATGGTTCTAGGTAACCACGCCCTCGCTAGCGAACACCTTCCAACTACATCGGGCTTCTTCTTTGGTAGCACCGACTATGACGAGTGGTATTACAAAGACCTTGAATTGACCGTGGACATTATTGACAATGCTCTCTCTAAGGTCTCTGACGCTTGGACTTTCGCCTATCAGAGTTCGTGGTAATCATGGCTCTGAACTTGAAAGAAAGTACCTTTGACTGGTTCGTCTGTGATTGTGGAAATAATCCACACCTGGACGGTTTCGAGACGTGCTTGAAAGACGGAACAATTGTCTATCCGACGCCCGACGAATGGGATGGAATTCACTACATCTGTGAACGCTGTAATTCTGTTTACAACTCCGACACGATGGAAGAGGTGGCCGGGTAGCTCCCGGTGCGGGGCTCGCCCAAGCCCCTACGCAAACTTGTTACTCGTCCGTAACGCAAACTAAGGTGTTCTTATCCACCCCAACTACTAGAAAGAAATAGGGAAATGGCACAAAAACCAATCAGCGTAAAGGTCAGCACTAAGAAAGTGATTGACGCATTAGAAAAGGCTCTCGCAGAGCGTAAGAAAGAAGTTGCCGAAAACGAAAAGGCTCGGAAAGACCACGAAAAGGCTGTCAAGGACTTCCAAGACACTCTTGCCGAGATGTTTCGTTCAGGGAAAGGCAAAGTAACTAGCGTCAGCAAGTCTCACGCCTATCGCTACAACGAGGAAAACAACAAGTACGAAATCACCGTTGAGTTCCCTGCTTCTGTAAAAGCACCGAAAGAGCCTGAAATCAACTCTGCCGACTGGTCACTCAAATCAGACATTGAGGAACTGGAAAACGCTGTCGCAGTCCTGAAAATGACTGACGAGGAAACCATCAACACCAGCACCTACAAGGGTGTGGCTCGCTTCATCAAATAAGGTTGAGGGGGCGCAAGCCCCCAATACCCCCACCCCACCGAGGAGGTGAATAATGGGACAGTATGAAATGGCAAATGCCATAATCAAAGAACTTCTGTCGGGAGACATAGAAGAACTTGAGGAACTTACTGCAGACTTTCTTCTAGACATGATGGGAGTTTGTGGAGTTGAGTTAGCAGTTGGAGACAAAGCCTCTCACGCATTTATCAACCAAAAGGGTTAGTTCGTTTCCATCAACGAAAGAAAGGGTAGGAGAAATCCTGCCCTTTCCCTATGCCGAGCCCCGGTCCGGAGGCTGCATATTTCGAACTTGTTACCCGCCCGTAACGCAGAATAAGATTGTCCACATGAGCACAGATTATCAACTCCACTGGGACGCCTTAGCAAACTTTGGCGAATCCACACCAATAGAAATTCGCTTTCATGCGAATACCACCCAAAAACATTTCCAACTGCTAGCAACTGCTGGGACCAATGGTCAAATTTACTACACACTCCACTACAACCCTCGTAGCAACTACTCAATGGCACTTTCGTACATTGTTGGTCACGATAAAAGTGACGTTACATTGCCCATGAAGAACTACTCAGGATGGCAAAATGACGTGCTTTCTTGGGTTATCAGTATGAAGCATTACACAGTGGACCAAGTCTTCTAATGAAGGCAAAAGACATTGCCAGACACATGTCTGCCTTGGACCCCGACGAAGAGCTCGTCTGTGTGTGGTTCACAAAAGACGACTTTCCCCTAGGTATAAAGGACGATGGTGACTACGAGACACTTGCTCCGATGGAGTGGGATGATGTAGTCTCTACATTTGAGAACGAAAAGTGGGCCAACCCTCTCAATAGTTCGTGGGCAGATGTCCATCAAGACATTTATAAACTAGTAGGAGAAAAACTCGGTGCCTTGGTCTGAAGAGGAAACAAAGAAAGCGTTCATGAAAAACGCGGTCTCGTTCGTACTGTCTGAATATCCCCGGGATGTTGACATCATGGATATCCCAACACTGGTTGAGTATGTAGACAAACGCATCCTGGTATGGGAACCATTCGTCCGGCGTTCCGGGATTGAACTGGCCGACATAATTGACCAGTTATTTGAAATGAACTACTCGACTTACCTGCAGTCAACCGGGGGCGGGGCTCCCGAGTCCTCTGACCACACCGAGTGGTGACGACCACGCTGCGCGTTTATTCAGAAATCTAAGATTTCAAGAGACTCACCCCAGACAATTATTACCTGACGGTGGTGGATGAGAACTTGTTAGTCGTCCGTAACGAGAAGTAAGTTGGAGACATGAAGAAATTTACACTCCGAGTAACAGAATCCATCAACCACGACTACGAAATTGAAGCAGAGACCGAAGAAGAGGCTCTCTCTATCTACTACTCGTACGACAATGACCAACTCAAGTCACTTGACCTTGACGGTCAATCAGAATGGGACACGCACCCATGGGAAATCACGGAATCGGACTGACTTGTTAGTCGTCCGTAACGAGAAGTAAGTTGTTCTTATGACACAGCACTACATCCGAATCCTTACCGAAGTCTCCTACCCCGAAGGTCCGACCTACGCCAAGTGGGATTACTTCTCTATCTCTGATGAGAAGTTGCCTGTGGAGTTCCGAGAGTTGCCCGACCCCGAGAAGTTCTACGACTTCCTGAATAACAACGGTTTCTGGGATAAGGGCTGGCAGGAAATCACCCCAGAGATTGACGCTTGGATTGACTTCCACCCCGACCAATGTGGGTTGCAAGACGAAATCGCCATAGAAGTCACTTATGTCTGAACTTGTTAGTCGTCCGTAACGCCGACTAATCTAAACATTGTCCCCCCTACTAAAAAGGAACAAAAAATGCCAAATTGGGTATCAACAACACTGAGCGTAAAAGGCTCGCCAACAGAAGTACAGCGATTCATTGACGGAATCAAGGATTCCAAGATTCTTGAGTCGTATGTCCCTTGCCCTACGGAACTGCACGAGACAGTCGCTGGCTCTGTCGGCACCGATAAAGCAGAAGAGCATCGCAAACAACAAGAGTCCAACATTGCCAAGTACGGTCACAAGGACTGGTACGACTGGGCATACGACACTTGGGGTACCAAGTGGGGCGATTGTGATACCAGCATCGGACACCCGATGCAACTCGCTAACGGCTCATGGGAAGTCGTTGTGCATTACCAAACTGCATGGGGTCCAGCCGATGCAGGCTTCCTAAAGGTCTCTACGCTCTTCCCTGAACTGCTCTTCACCTTTGACTATGACGAAGAGGCTGGCTTCTTTGCAGGCACCGAGGCGTACCTCAATGGCGACACAGTCTTTCAGTCCATGTATGAGCCATGCGCATACGAGGGCGAAGTAGATTACGACGACTACGAGTCCATTGACAAGTACGAAGCATGGAAAGAAGCGCAAGGCGATGCAATTTTTACCCAATACTGTGAATTCCTGAAAGAAGCGTCGTTGTTGTGATTATCAAACAAATCATCGAGATGCTAAGTCGCTATTCCCCCGATGAAGAACTGTGTATTCTGTGGTGGGATAAACCACAGTTCGAAAACTTGGATGGGCTGGAACTTACCGACGAAGGATGGGCTCAAATCTGTAAAGAGTTTGACGAGTGGGAAAATGCTGGTAACGATGTCAACCAGTGGATTATGGATTCTGCTCTAGAATATGCAGAACTAGTGAAAGAAGAGCCAGATGCTTGAAAAGAAAATCAAGAAAAAAGAACTTATGGAATTACTCGAAGAGAATTACTACACCTTGGCAACTACAGGAGCTGAGGCAATGGCAGTGATATTCGATGACTACTCCAGTGGAAGGTTCACAGAGAACCTTGCTGAGTGGGGAATATCTTCAGAGAGATTGCTCAAGATAATCAACGAGATGTTCGACGCCTGGTTGGAAGATGGAAAAATGGATATTCAGGCAATGGATTACCACAAGAAAAATGCCCGGGCAACAAAAATTCGCAGCAAGAGGTGACCGTCAATCTTTTTTCTCCTGAGCCCCGGTTCCCGGGTGGAGAGCGGGGCTCGAACCGGGGTAATCATCTAGACGGTGAAGAAAGTTCACTACGTGCAAAGCTGCCACCCCTCAGAAAAGTCAATTTCCTGAATTAATTTTTACCGATGTTTTTCAGATTTGTTAGTTTTTGGAATTTAACCCGACGGTGGTGGATGACCACCCCAGAAACTATGACACACCCCTGGGGATTCTGTAATATTCGAATAAACCCTGTTACTCGCCCGTAACGCCCGTTAGAATCCGAACAACACCTATTAGAAAGAAGTAACACATGACCACACCATTTATCACAGATGAGTTGATTAAAACTAATCACAAAGAGATGTGGGATAAAGCTTTGGCTGAACATGGCAATCCATTCAGCGTTCCACAAGAAACAAGTTCTCGCATCAATGAGACGCTTCGTGCTTTGTACACGCTTCAAGTGTGGCAACGCTCAGGCAGTGCCGGCAACCCGGCCAAGTTCCTATCGTCCTACTCCATTTACCCTGATGTTTTGATGGAAGTGGTGCGGGACTACTGCTCAATAGAAATTGATTCTATGGAAGAAGTCGTAGTAAAGGCAGAAAAGCGTTCTGATAAATACGATGCCTTCATTGACTGGTCTAAGGCTCACCTGTTTGAGCAATACACCACTGAACAATTGGTAGAAATCTCGGGATTCTCCTATCCCACTACCCTGAAGTTCATTCAGGACTCCCCGGTATTCCGGAAGATAAAGAAGGGTCTATGGGAAATCCGTGACCCCAAGGCCGATAGACAGGCTGAACAGTAGAACTTGTTACTCGCCCGTAACGACAACTAATCTTCTACCTGTCAGCCAGTGACCGTTTGGACAGCAAACAAGGCAACTTGTTACTCGTCCGTAACGGATACTAAGTTGATGAATGTCACCACTACTAGAAAAGGAACTAGACATGACAACAACACCCGATTCAACAACCACACTCCCTGAGTGCTGGCAGATGTTTGAGGACGCAATCACTAACGGCATTGACCGTGTAGTGCTTTACGGACCGTCAGGCATCGGCAAGACCTTTGCAGGTCTCACAATGGGCGACACCACTGGTGGAGCCTTCCGTCTCGTTTGCACCGAGGACATGACCAATATGGATGTGACTGGTGCATTCATGCCGAGCGCAGACAAGGGCTTCCAATGGATGAACGGCTCGGCTATCAAGGCTTGGGAAGGCAACGGCATCGTTGGTGGTCGTCTCATCGTGGATGAAGTTGACAAGGCATCGGGCGATGTGTTCGCAACACTGCTCGCAATGCTTGACTCACCGGAATCTGCAACTTGGGAACACCCTGAGACTGGTCGCATCGTTCGTCCTCGTGAAGGCTTTACTGCAATCATGACCACCAATGTTGAGAACATGGAAGAATTACCAACAGCGTTGGCTGACCGATTCCCTGTTCGCATTCGCATCAACACCCCACACCCAACTGCATTGCTCGCACTGTCTCATGACCTTCGCAACTTCGCAGTCCGTATGGCTGATGCTGGTGACCGTAGAATCTCGCTTCGTGCATTCGCATCGTTTGACAAGTTGCGCAAAGGTCTCGGTGACGCTCGTGCATCGCAGATTGTCTTTGGCTCACGCTCAGAATCAATCCTTGACGCAATCGCAATTGACAAGGTTTCCTGAGATGAACAAGCAAGCGACAATGTACGCCGAGCCTGAATGGCTTGGACGCAACGATGCCGATAACGGAAGGTGGGTTGTATCGGAGTGCAATCCACGCCGAGGCGAACCAATGACTGCAATCGCAGAACGCATCATGCGTGTGCCGGTGATGAACACTGAACTTGCTCGTGTGATTCGTGCGCACGAGATGATGCATGCGAAAGTATCACCACTTGGTGATTCGTTTCAGCAGTGGATTCAGCGTGGCATTGCAACCGAAAAAGCAATGACCGTTGTTGAAGAATTGCGTGTCAACTTTCTGATTCAACAACAAGGCTTTGATGCAAAGAATCACCTTGCTGACGGTGGCGAAACTGCTGACGGTGAGCGCATTGCAAACACCAACGATTGGCAGAGTGCCGTTCATACGGCAATCGCAACTGCTGGCACTGCGAGCAGTAAATTATTCCTGAATGGCATACGCCGACACAATCGCATGTGGGGTGAATCGCTTGCCGATATCTCCAAGCGAGCAGTGAAGGAAATGCAGAAGGCATACAAGTACGGAACGCTCGCTTCAACAAAGGTTGATGCGAACACTGGACTCTTCCCATACGGATTCTCCCACACTGAGCGCATCGCTGAATGGGTTGACCGTCTCGCATCAATCTCTCCCGAGGAACTACACGAGGAAGAAGAAGGCGAGTCTCAGGAAGGCGCAGAAGGCGAATCAGAGGAAGGCAAGGAAGGCGAGTCTGTCAAGATTGCTCACTCCAACAAAGGTCGTGGTCGCCCCAAGAAAGGCACTGGCAAGCGATTGACAACAATCACACCCGGTGAGATTACTAGTCGTATCCCAACTTGGGCTGAATTGAAAATCGGCAAACTTGCAATGCCACTGGCAACGAAAGGCAACATTGGAAAGAAGCGTACTGCTTCTAACATTGGTCGCTCTCCACGCCGTATGCATCGTCTCATCACTGACCCACAGATGCGAGTCTTTGACAAGGTGACACGAGGCAGTGGTGGCGTTGTTGTGATTGATGCATCAGGCTCAATGAACTTCACGCACGAGCAGATTCGCAAGATTGTTGAGAACGCCCCCGGTGCAACTGTCCTGTCTTATTCAGAGATGAACGGCAAAGACACTCCCAACGCTTATGTGCTGGCTGACAAGGGTCGCATGGTCAAAGACCTACCGACTCAGGGTTCAGGCAACGGCGTTGACTTCCCTGCACTTGAATGGGCAGTGAAGAATCGCCAACGCTCTAACTCTCCGATTATTTGGGTGACAGACGGTGGAGTGTGTGGAACCAACAGTGGATTCCACAACTCGCTTGCGATGCAGTGCATCAACTTCTGCAAGAAGCACAACATTGTTGTCGTGCCATTCGTTGAAGAGGCAATCTCTGAACTTCGCAAGATGAAGAACGGTGGAAAGCCTGAATCACAATATCCTGCAATGCTTCGCATCGCTTGGCAAGAATCAATCGGAACCGAACTTCCTCTCCGAGGATAAAGGATTCGTACCCGGTGGGGCTTCTTTCTCTCCACCGGGTACGGCCACTCGCATTGTGATGGGTCGCTCGGCCCTTATGGGTTCTAGTTCCTTCCCCCCAAGGTTGGCGACTCATCATGATGTCGATATCATTACTACTTACTTACTAGAAAAGAGAAACACATGGAAAAGCTTCATGCTTTTATCGGAGACGCAACTCATCAGGACTCTCCTGACGGTCTCACTCAATTCATCGTTATCGCTGAGGACGCCCCAGTGGAGATTGTTGAAGAGGCAATGGAAGACAGTGAGGACGCAATCGTGCGCACTGTAGACCGAGCCACAATGGACTCAATCGCCAAGAGCATTGAGATGAGCGTGGACACCCATGGCATGGGTGACGGATACCTTCTTGACCTGACAGACGATTACGTCTGCATCAACGAGTGAGCGAGCCTGCAGGCTTCTTCCGAGACACCCTACCCAGAGCCCTAACGAACACTGCGATACCGGCAACGGCAAAGCAGTTGACCAGGGGCACGTTATTCTCGAGCAGTCTTATAACCACCCAGAGCATCAGGCCATATGCAGCCGATGTCACAATAAACCCGAGCACGCCGGCGATGGCCACTCCCAGTAAAAAACCAGTTATTTGCTTTTCTTCTAATTCTTCATCAGAAGCTGGGATAACTCGATGCTTATTAATCGACGGTGGTGGAAGAAACAATTCCGACCTTCTCAACCGGTCATCCTTGCGCATCGATATCTCGCACAATCTGATGAACACGCTGACGGCTCAAGTCAAACTCGTCCGCAATCTGGCGGAGGGATTTTCCGGCCGCACGCATCTCAAGAATCTGTTTATTCCGATTAATGTCAGTGGCCGGTCCTGGACGAAGAGGTCCCCATACCCATCCCGCGACGCTCGAGAGCTCTCGCGCTCTTTCTTCAGAAAGTTGATTTTTACGGAAACGTTGCCTGGTGTAGCCAACCCAAGCTCCCAGATTAATTCCGGAATCTTCGAATTTTTCGATGTGAGCTGCCGGCACGTGGGTGTGTCCCTCTCGAATAGCAAATTGTCGAAGGGCCCCAATGTATGTTTTGAAACGAGTGGTGTTGTCCATAGTCGAGACACTAATACACAAATAAGCCATTACGTGGGAGCACGCTTTCATAATGAATAGTGAATACAGATACAATCCAATAAATAGATATTGTCAATTTGGCAGGAAGACCGAGGTCCCCGTGGGTGACGACGATTACAGTAAAAACTTTGGTTTCGAACAAGGCGAAGAGCTCATGAACGAATTAAACGATTTTGAAGGAATTTCCCCAGAGCTAGCCAGAAACATGCAGGCCGAGCTAACCCAGGCCCTCCGTGGTTCGGAGAATATTCTAATTGTTGGGACTGAAGGCCAGAGAACAATAACGATTGTTATTGCTCCCCGTGCAGTTGTCGGGAAAAGGGGCCCAGTACTTATTCCAACTGCAGACGAAAGCCGGGTTGTAGCTATGGTGGCAAAAGAGTTTATTGAAAAATGTGCTCTTGTTTGCCAAGACATGGAAGACCAGGACGGGGCTCAGGAGAAATGGGAGCAGCTCCTCGAGTTCTTTTTTGAAAAAACGCTAGAATTAGCTGAAGACGGCGGCGGCGGAACTCTGGAAATTCCAGACTTTATCCCTGAGGAGGGTTTTTAAATGACGGTGGTGGAAGAGACTTATTACGAAGAGCCGATTACCTGGGATGAAGCTGCGGCCGCGGTTGTTTTTACGATTTTCTCATTTAATCTCCTAGCTATGAATAAGCTGGAAGATATGCGCACGCAGCTGGATTACATGATTTCCAGAAATGTAGGAATTTCCCCAGACGCCTGGATGGCCCCCGAAGAAATTTCGGATTTTTGGAAAATACTCGCAGCGGTTACACGTGCTGCGGCCGGCGACTCAGGAATTGAATTTTTCGGAATTAATCCAGAACGTGCACTCGACGGGGAAAATTTGGAAAAAATGGTTAATAACATCGCCGGCCTCGTAACGCGTAAGCAAAGAGATTACGGAAGTGACAATATTATGCGATTTGGAAGACTGGGACTCCTAGTCCGAGTACATGACAAAATTGCAAGATTAGAGAATTTAGCAGCGCGCGGCACAGCTCCCAACAATGAATCGGTTTCTGATAATTACATGGATGTAATTGGTTACTGCGTAGTCGCGATAATGTTCGAACGCGGATGGTTTACGCTGCCGCTGCAGGAAATCAAATAAATGAGAAAAAGCAAAGGTCCCCAGGGGAGTGATAAGAGTCCGCCACCTACAAACCCGTTACAGAAAGCAACTTCACTCAACCCCAGGGAACCCCGCGACACTGCACGCAAAGGAAAGGGTCTCGCTATGCAGCAGAGAAACAATACCACATCCACAGCCTGTGGATAAGAAACTTTAAAAAACTTGCCCGTGCGAGTTGACGGTGGTGGATGAAGCTGCTACAGTTCTCCTCGCTCGGTCCTTCGACCAACATAAGAGTGACGTCACATCTACAGCCACCTGATTCAAGTTCGCGGAAAATTCCGAGGGCCTACTTTGAGTTTGCCAAAAATGGTTTAACAAAAAGCAAAGGTTCCCCCGGACCCCCTCCAAAGGGGTTTTCCCCTCTATTTGTTTCAGGTTAACTAAATTGACATTGCTTACTAACTTGTATCAAGTTAACTTGAAAATTAAATTCTCAATGAGACTTGACAAAACCTTTCACGGGGATTAGAATAATAAGATGCTAGAAAAACCAAAAAAATCTCGAGGTCCAGCTAAAAAAACGCTTGAGAAAAATGCTGCAGCTAAAAAGGTTTCAGAAGAACAAATTCTCGAAGTATTTGAATTCTGGCAGCTAACGTTTAAAAGGCGCAGCTTGGCAGTTCTGGACCATGCCAGAAAGGTATTAATCGGCAGCGCTATCTACCACTATGGAGTAGACGTCGCGAAAGATGCAATTACTGGGTGCACAAAGTCTGACTTCCACATGGGCCGCAATAAACAAAATAAGAAGTACACAGGTATAGAGCACATCTTCAGAGACAATGCACGTATTGAGGCAATGTTAGACAAGCTCCCTCGAGACGAGTCACCAGACGAAGAGCCAAATTGGTAAATATTAAAAAAATACGGGTAGCTTCGGCCGCACGTTCAAACGAAAACAGGAATATGAGCAAAAACAAGAATAACAAGAAAACGTTTACCGCGCAGCCGTACCCGCTGTACGCCTGGGGCATGTGGGTTGAATCTGTCTTCGACGATGACTTTACGAAGATTATCGATTATGACTTCAACGTCGACCGGTTAACTATCGTGGGATGGATGCAGGAGGGGGACGATGTCACGCCCATGGTCTCGAGTCTCATCTGCGGCATTATTCCACTTTATGCATTTACTGGGAACCCAGAGCTCACACGTGTCGACTACACGGGCCCCTGGGCAGACGTCCACGAAGAGTTCGTCTTGGTTGAGATTTCAATGGCCGAGCCAGCACCCGAAGTATTCGAGGCAACAAAAGATTATTACGGGATAACCCAGAGGGCCAGTAGGGTCAATAAGAAACTGACGGTGGTGGAAGACAGTGCAGCAAAACAATAAGGAACAATATATCGCGATGTCTAAATACGGAAAAGAAGATTATCCAGGGCAGGTTCAGATAAATCTAGCCAAAAGTTTAGAGGAGGTTGCCATCCTTTTGTTGGTGGCATTACAAGCGGCCGCGAAATACCCAGAAAGGGTCAGCGAGACTGAAGTGAACGAACAGATTCAAGAACTGCTCCATAAGGGAGACTATGATGCTCTCGCTTACCAGGGACTAAAGTGGATTCAAAAGGTAGACAGTGAATAAGTTCGAATGCGAAGAGCTAACCAGAATTGCTTACGCGATGTACAACCTCCAGATTCTCATTTCGGACGAGAAACATATCTTCCGTTCTTGGTTCGCCATGCTCAGCGATATCGACTACGACGTAGCTAGCGAAGCTTTTAACGATTTAGCGATTTATGCTAATTTCCTGCCGCGGCCTGGGGAAGTACGCCGCAAGGCCATCGACAACATAACGGGCGGCGAAAGTCATCCAGATGCTGCAACAGCATGGGGCATACTCCAGGCTATGCGTAAAGCCACAGAGGGAGGACAGTTCTACCAGGGGGAGAGACCAGAAGCGATGATTGAGACCATGTCCCTCTTGGGAGGTTCGGCTAACGACTTGCATACCAACGGAGATAGGGAAACTTTTGTACGGGTATATAATAAGGTGGTAGAAAAGTTGGAACAAAAGAAGTACAAGAAGACTAGTAACCTGACGGTGGTGGATGAAGATGCCTAAACCAGAATACCCAAACAAAAAGAGGTAAACAAAATGAAGTATCTTATTGGTACCCTACTTATATTCTGGACATTTAAATCCAGAGCTATTGACCCTCTTAGTAAAGTAACGCTCTACACATTGATTGCCGGTATCGTGTACTATCTTCCTTGATGAAGCGCAATCCAGGACGACCAACCGTAATACCAACCACACCCTTTACTACCGTAACAATCAGGGTAAGTAAAGAATTCAAAGAAAAATTAATTCAGCAAGCTGATGCTGTTGATTTAACTCTTACTGATTATTTAATTGCTCTCGTAGAGAGAGACAGTGCGTAAGCCTCAGAAGTCCCGTCAGCCCGACAAGTGGTCCGAGATACATGTACGCCTGAAGGGTTCGCTAAAGAACGAGCTGATTGACTATGCTCGCCGGCATGACCTATCCGTCGGCCAGATAGTTAATTACGCGATATTCCTATTACTCCAGGAAGACAAGGGAATCCCTGCTCCCGGTTCCCCGCAGTTCTCCCTCCCCACGATGGAGGAGTCTATTGTTGCCTATATGAAGGGCGAGACCTTGCTGCAGCCCTGTGGACAAGTGAGTTGCGAAAGACAACTAACCGAATTAGATGGCATGAGTTTTTGCACCACCTGCAATATTCGCATTTTGTAATTTGTATTTGTATTTTTGGAATCTGAAAATGTGCCGCGAAAAGAAGTTTTCCGGCCCTTTTTCAAGAACGTTCAGGGCTAGAAACCCCAGAGCTCTGAAACAATAAATCGGAATTCTGAAAATCTCGCACCCCTATCCAGTCCCAAATAATCCTCACCTGCAAGTTGCCAGTCAGGAAACCTCTCCCTATACTTCTACTCGCCCATCCAGTAGATTCTAATTCACCACACAAAAAGGCTGAATTGCTAACGGTTGTCTATTGGGTGGGCCTTTGCATTCAGTAGCCCGTAATAACAAACAAGAACACGATTAACAAAGCGACTACTGCGACCATTATCTTGTCAACCATTAGTGCCCCCACATCTGTGCAAGAGTCGGTCTAGTAGGTTTAACCCCTCTTCGCCTCTGCTCTGCAGCCAACTGTCTACTAGTCAATCCTGCCCATACTCCATGCATATCTGCTGCCGGGAACTCAAGTGCATACTCTAGGCACTGAGGCTTAACAGGGCAATTACTACATATCCTTCTAGCTTCCGCTATGTAGGTAATGTCCTTATGTTCTTTGGGGAACATTAGGTTGGTTAATCCTTTGCAAGCAGCATAGGGAAACCAGTCTTTTCTGCCAATATACAATCCCTCTAACGGTTGACTATTATTATTGCTAGATTTTTCTTTGGCCACTATTGTGTATCCTTTAAATAGATTTGTATTAATTACAGCACACTTAAATACACAACCTTGATACGGTATTAGTAAACTCATTTGTGTAATACTTGAGTTATGCCAGTTATCTACGGACACCCACAAGAACCAATAACCAGTTCCTCTAATGACATAAACCAATACACAAAGTGGTTTCAGTTAATGAACATGGACTTTGAGTTACTACATATCGGTAATAGCTGGATGTGTAACGCATGGTCACGAGAGAAGAACTCAGTATTAGTATCTGGTTCGGGAACGAAAGAAACCGTTGCTGAGGCTCTACACGCTTGTTACTCAGACATACGGTCTCTAGCTAAGTAGGTTGTTTCTCCCCTATGGGGATTCCTAGGGTTTTCGAAACTACATAGCCCCTTGAAGAAGGGGCCGTTTGTTATTCAGGGTCTTTATTTGAAGACTTCCGGTTGGGGGCTTCTTGGACGAAAGTCTGTAAAGGAGCACCCGTATAAGGGTCAAACTTGGAAGCCACGGTCAAAGCCTTTGTGCAAGCAGACCTAGCCTGAGTTGGGGTTGGGCGTTTGTTCCCTAGTAGGGAATGTAAAGAACCCAGAGCATAAGAAGAACCTGTCCCTACGGAGTAAAGGTAATTAGCCTCTGCTGTCCAACTATAGTCTGACTCAATAATGTAGATTGCGCCGTTTATCACAACAACAATCGAAGAACCTTGTTCTGCTCTGTGCTCTTTGGAGTCACCGGAATCAGGAGGGGAATACCCTTGGGAATCAAAGCAAGCTCGTAAACTTGGGATAAATTTACCCGTAATAAAGGCATCAAGCTTCTTTCCCCTTAGTCCTGGGGTAACAGGAGGAGGTTGGAATACATGGTGCAATATGTTAATTGCTCGCATTTCGCCAGCTGCACCAAGCAAATATTTGCCATTTGCGGCGATTTTGCTTGAGCCATTGCCTAGAGTAGATATCTGGTACGCATCTCCGGAGTCGCCAAAGGAGGAGATGCGGGTATCGCATCCCACTACGGCAAAGCCGTCACCCTGGATTCCGACGATAGTAGTCATTATTCCGCGATGTACTCTACTCCACGGAACATACACCAGCCGTTGTATATCGGTGCCACTTCATAGGAGAACTTGTGCTTGCCGGTGTCTTCGTATGTGACTACTCCAACGCCTTGTTGCCAGTTTTCATGCCTTGTGAGAGGGCGACCATCAAGGTCTACGCCTCCACGAGTGGACGGAATCGCCCCATCTGTACGGCAAAGGCATCCAGGTGAAGCAGCCATGATGGTACGGGCACCGTCAAAGTCTTCTCTGGTCTTGAAAGCGGTCTCAATACGGTGGATATGGCCGTAAATGACAGAATGTTTCTCATTGTTTAGATATACATGGGCAGTTGAGCCGGAAGACTTAACACGGTCTCCATGAATAATTCGTAATTTCTTGTTTATCCACAGGTCGGCTGCCGGATATCCAGGCTTGTACTCAACTCCGTAGTCTTCCATTCGGCAAAGATAGGGGACTGAAAGTACTGGCCAGGATTCTGGGGTATTTCCTTTTCTTAATCCATAGGCTGCTCCAGCATTTTGGACTAGATACTTGGGCATTCTTTCTTCATGATTACCAGCCAGCCAGACAATTCTGGCATTTGGGGCTGCGGCTCGCATTTGAGCGCAAAACATTGCGGCCCTATCTATCGAAGCTTGGGTGGTTTGGGCGTATGCAGGATAAGTGACATACTTGCCCATCTCTGGAAGGTCCAAGTTATCCCCAACACAGGCAATTAATTCCGGCTGAAGCTTCTTTATCATTGCCAAAACGATGTCAATAGCCTTGTCGTCATGTGATGGCTCTAGTTCTCCGTCCTTATTTCGGAAGAAACCTATCTGTATATCAGGGACCACAACACACGTTTTGAACCCAGTTGATGCTTTGGGTTTTGTCGTTGTCTTTTGTAGTTGTATGGGCTTACTTTGTTGGACTATTGGCCACTCTGGGCCGTTGTCCCATTTGGGTGAAAACTGGATTGCCACACGAGCCGATTCCCTTGTTTCAGAAGGGTTTTCTGGGTTTTGGGTAGAAGACTGGTTAATTGTTATCTTCTTGATATCACCAACATCGTCGAGACTGATGTCTTTAAGTCGGAGCATTTCTGCAATTGACTCCAGGACCTTCTTGTTTTCTTCAGATTTCTTCTTTTCCTTAGCCATGGACCCCAAGGCTGAAGAGAGAGTTTCTTTCTTTGCGGACATTATTTACCTTCGTTCTTTGCTATACAGCTATCGATAGTTTCACGGATACAGCAGTTGAAGGACGGGTCCTTGAAACATGCCCTTTTTACGCCAACAACATCTCTCCCTATGGAGTGACCGTCAGAACAAAGTGCTCTTGTAATATCCATAGTGGACGCTTCGCTTGCCATAGCAAGAATAAGTGCCTCTCTGGTTTCGTTATCCAGCGAAGTGGTTATGGAACCAAACTTGCATGTCTTTTTGCTTTCGCCCTGGGCTACAGCTCTTAGTGCATCTTTAAGCACATTTCCTCCAACGCGGTTACGACACCAAAGGCATCATCTATGTCAACAGGAATACTACACTATGTCCACAGGTTGATGTAGTATTACCTCATGAAGGTCGACAAGTCAGTAGAAGTAAAGAGAGCGCTAGAAGAAGCCCTTAATTCTTCTGAGTCAAAAGACGCTGATTTCCTGGTGGAGGCAGTTCTTAAAACGCTCGATAAGCAGAAGGTATTCCGCTACCACAACGAGAATGCAATAAACCTAATATCTACAGCTGGGAGGGTTTTGATTGCTTTAATGGAGGACCCAACCATGACGCAACGGGCTTTATCGGTTTATCTAGATTTAAGTGAAACAATGATTGATAAAACGGTCAAATTGTTGATACAAAATGGCTTTATTACAAAGACAAAAACACAACGACAAAATATTTACAAAGTGAATATCGAAGAGGTAAAAAAACACCCTGATATACAGCACCTAAAAGAGGCTATATCTGGCCTCTTTGGTGTGACTAGTGTCAAATCTGGGGGCAAAAACGTGGAAGAATCCGTTTTCTAGATAGAATTTTGGGATGAAACTAGATAGCAACATCTCTGTTAGCTTCAAAGAGAATTCCAGAACCCACTATGTACTTAAGTACATCAAGTTTAAGGGTGGCTCAGCTGACGTAACAATGGCTTCAAGCCTGTTTAAGGGAAAAATTCAGGATAAGAATAAAGCCCGTAAATCAGCTGAACTACTAGAGCGAGATGGGTGCGTGGTTCATTCTTCTGGTGATGTGTACAAACTAACCAAAAAGGGCTTAGAAGTTATTATGTCAATTGGTCGAAAGAATCAGGTGGGGAAGCCTGAACTCCGAGACTAACTAGCCAGGCACTGAATACATCGTCAGCCAACGGCATAAACCAGACCTGACATGATTCAATGTCTCTAGGGCTACCTACCAGTGTCCAACAGATATCAAACGACTTGTCTGCGTAACATGTACCGACATTGCACTCCATACCAAAACGGTCTGCAAACCAGCGCACCGCACAGCCGTAATCCTGAATAAAGCATTCCCCGTCATTCCCATGGGGACAATAAACGGACTCTATTTCAATCTCCGATTTAACAATCTTGAGAATTAGTTTGTGGCCATCGTTGTGCCACATCATTTCGTCAAGTGCCATGAATACTCTCGTTTGGATAAATTTGAAATTTTTAGCTCAGCTCTTAACATCAGTCATGAGCTAACTACAAAATAGCACTAATACGTGTTTTTAGGCGTTAGGTGTTGTTGTAGTTTTTGCAGCCCTACGAGTTGTGGTTTTGGCTACTTCTGAATCCGCTACTGCGCTTTTTTTGTCAAAGCGAGTGAATACGGAGTTAATCTCGTTTAATGTCAACTTGCCGTCGTCAAGGAATGCACGAGACAGTCCCTCGATGACGGTAGCAACCCCGGCGATGCCAGCCATAAGTATGGCTTTGGTCATGCTTACGCCAGCGATTGCGCCAGCGCCTACAACCCCGAGACCGGAGGCTGCAAATGTTGCAAATATACGAAGAAGAACGTTAAGAAACAGTTCTTTCTTCATTACGACTCAGGAGTCTCTTCAGCTTTCTCTGCTTCAGGCTCTACGGCAGCTTCTGCTTCTGCAGGTGCTTCCTCAACCTTAGGCTCTTCAGCGACTGGCTCTTCTTCCTGCTTCTTCTTCTTTGCAGACTTTTCTTTGATTTCAACAGGCTGAGAAACAGGTGCGGCTGCCTCGGCTGCCTTCTTTGCTGCTCTTTCTTCTGGGCTTAGCTTTCTCACAGCATTTCCTCATCTTCCTTGATTTCTTCTTTTACTTCCTCAGGCTGGATTGCTTTGTTCTCTAGCACTGGAGGAAAAACTTCTTTTGGAGCCTCAACAACTGGTTCTGGCTTCTTTTTTGTCTTCTTCGCTTCTTCTTGTTCGGCTTTTATCTTGGCTTGAATAGCTTCTTCTTCTGCGGCAGCAAAAGATGCTTGTTCTTCTACGCTTAGGCTTACGTGTTTTACGGCAGTAGCGCCACGCTTCGCCAACTCTGCTTGACGTGCTTTAAATAGTGGACTTTCGCTCATTGTGCTTCATCTCCTGAATCTTCTTTACCAATTTTAGATGATTGTTCGGCACATCTCAGTGAACAAAGCATTTCTTCTCCACGAACCCTAACCATTCCTCTTACGGCAGTTCTTTTGCAGTTTGGGCAAATCATCGGCGAGTTTTTTGTGCCAAAATACTTGACAGAGATTCCGTATATTGCTGGGTCCAGAACGACCTGTTTTGTCGTGCCGGCCATTACCTTTGCTGGTTTCTTGCCGGCCATCAGGCGTCTCCCTTTACATGGTCACGAATATGTTGGTCAAGCTTTACTTCGTTACGAATAACTGTTTCCTCAACACGGTCAATTGACCGGCCAAGACTTTTGCCAATAATGTCAAGCTTGTCTGATACGACTCCGTGGTCAGACTTGTTTTCACGCCGTCCTTTTTCAACAAGGGCAACTAGTACGGCACCGACTACCGTGATGAGAGCAACTGTGATTGCTTCCATTCGGAATCATGCACCAGGCTTAGGAAGGGCGCGCCATGCTGCTTCAAACTTTGCTGCGTCTTTTGCCATTTCTGGAGAAAGTTCTAAATGCAACCACTTGCCCCCGAAACTTCCAGCGTTATCTTTTTCGGTGAAAATTTTTACCCCAGCCTCGTTCTCACCTCTTGAGCACCTGAAGCCTCTTCCATAGCCAACATTCTTGTCTGATTTATCGGCATCGTATGCATAGTCGTGAATTTCTTCAATGCCGAGTTCTTTGGTGTATTTAATAAACCAGTTCCACATTTCAACACCAACCTTGCGGTCTGTGTAACCAACGTCACATGCGGCTCCAGTGGCGTGAACGCTGAGGTACTTCTCCATGCCAGGGTCGCCAATCTTCTTACCAGCAGTGTGAGAGTTCCTCATCAATCTGGCGGAATACACGCCCATATTTGTTGCTTTCCATCTTTTTCCACAAAGTTCAACAAGCTTTAGTGTGCCCTCTTGGGCTTTTTTTCCGTCAAAACTTGGGTAATAGCTATACTTTCTTGGCATACATGTCTCCATCTGGGTAGTTGCGCGGCCGTTTATGCATAGCAAAAACGCTTTTACATTGTACCTCATTAAAATGTGCCCTTAAATAAAGGAACACAAATAGGAGAAACTATTTATCCTGTGATTCTCTACGCCTTATATATATAAGAGTAAACATTCCAAAAAGTATTGACGACAAACCGAGAAGCAGGCTCCGGGTAAACGCTCCACCTGTTTTAGGCAAATCATGACTATGTGTGCTGTGGTCGTGAACTGTTGTTGTCGTAACTTCCATCACTACCGGAACTGTTGTTTCCACAACAGAAGTAGTTGGGGCTATGGTGTCAGCAACGGTTGTACTGGGCGCAACTTTTATTGTGGTGCTTGGAGCAATACTGGTAGTAGTGCTCGGGGCAAGAGTGCTAGTTGTTGTACTAGTGGTACTAGTGGTGCTGGTAGTAGTAGGAGCAGCAGTTGTTGTGGTTGGAGGATTCCAGGAAACTGTTGCTGAAACCGTTTTGGCTACGCCGTTGACTGTAGCCGTAGCTGTGTAGACAGCTGTTCCAGTTGAATTTGTCCTAACCGTTAGTGTTGCTACGCCACTTGCGTTAGTGGTGGCAGTTAGTGTTTGCCCGGCATCTGGGCCACTGCTGACAGTAACCGTAACCGTGACTCCAGACTGTGGAACTCCAGCAAGTGTCTGAGCAGTAGCAGTAATAGTTAGGTCTTCTCCAGCATTTGGAGTAGCTGGGCTGATTGCAAGAGTGAAAGAACTAGGTAAAGACACGGACCCGCCACCAATAGAAACTGCTTTTCTAGTGCTTGAAGCAGTTGGGTATGGATAATCAACAAGAGTCTTTAGTGTCCCTACGTTTCCGGTAAAATATCCATGCCAACAGGCTGCAACTATTGAGTTGCTTAATGCAAAGTCTGAAATACCATCAGCCGTTGCGTCAGGGCCGCCGTTACAGCCTCCGTTATTGTAGGTAGCGCTTGGGAGTAGGGCACTAAGCCAACCGTATGAGCCCATGTTGGCAAACAAACCACCACCGGAGTTAACAAAGTCGGCAATTTTTTCAGCGTTTGTTGTGAATGTTGATTCTATTACTGAAGAGCGAGACCAGTTGTCTGGAATCCAGATTAATGCTGGCTGTGCGGAAGTAATTGTTGAAGCAAAAAATGCCTCTATTTGAGTATTTGTTGTATAAAAATCAACACCAGGGGCTGTTGTAAACTCTGATACGTATTGGGTAATTTTTGTCGCCCATGATGAACCACATGAGTTATTTGCTCCGTTAGAACCAAGGATTGCAATGCGGCCATTATTTGGGTTTGTTGCACCATCGTGAACTTTCTTTAGTACACGAGCAATATATAAGCCGGTATTTTCTCCGCCAGAGTGGCAAACGGGGTCCATACCATCAAGAACGATTGGCCCGCCGCCAGTTGTTGCACGAGCTGCGCTTCCTGAAATCAAAACCCCACTGTCGGAAGAATAATTAATAGGTAACGCGCTTACGCCAACAGCAATTAAGAAAAATGCTACTCCTTGGGTAAGTTTTTTTATAAACTTATCTGTAATCATTAATCTTCCTTTTTAAATACAATTCCAAGCAAGTGAACAGTTAAGGCAATGCCTGAAATCCATACACCCATTGTTCTTGTATCGCCGGAAAGGGTTATTAAAACCGTTACCGCACCTGCGAGCGTCCATGCAAGTGAATGGAACTCTTTTGCTATTTTTTTTAAAGCTTTCACTTTATTCTCCTCCTATTAGAAGTTTTTTTGTTTTCAGATGGTCCGCCGCCGCCTTCGCCGCCGCCTCCACCACTACCGTTTGGCCCGCTTGGTGCAGACGGCGCAGATGGGGCTCCGCCTGCCATGGTCATACCCATTGCAGCAGTCGCTGCTGCTACAACAACTCTTCGTGTTCCAACGTCGACAGCAGAACCAAGTGGCACATACGTGTCGATGGCCCCATCGAATACGTTAATTTCAGACTCCATTGATTCTCTAACTTCGGTTGGTGCCTCCTGAACAGCTTCAACTAAAGCCGCAGCCTCTTCTGGTGTTACATTTGAGATATCCACAGCATCAAAGATTTCTGCTGCCTGTTCGCCGTCGATACTCTCCAAAACCTTTTCGCTGGTAGCAAGTTCTGTAGCTTGGTCTTCTGTAACGCCGCCTTCAATAACTGAGTCAACTGCGGCAGCTACTTGTTCTTCTGTAACTGCGTCTGATTCCAGGACGCCAACAAGTTCTTCAAACTGTTCGTCAGAAAGTGGTTCATCTAAAACGGCATCAATAATGGCATCGAACTTTTCATCAGAAATCGGTTCGTCAAAAACTGCTTCAAGAGCATCGCCAAACTGTTCGGTTGACAAAGGCCCATCAAACACTGCTTGCACTGCAGTGTCAAACTGTTCGTCGCTTAATGCAGAAGTATCTGTAAAGACAGCATCAACTGCAGCAGAAAAGTTTTCGTCAGACATGGGTCCATCAAATACCGAATCAATAACTGTAGAAAACTGCGTGTCCGTTAGTTCTTGGTCAAGAAGCGAATTAACTACAGCAGTTAACTGTTCTGGTGTTCCGGCATCTGCAACCAAATCGTCAACTGCATTTGCAAGTCCTGCATCAGACATGGGTCCGTCAAAAATATCCGCAACTGCAGCATCAGCTGCATCTTGGGTATCTGCTGGAACAACTATCGCCGGTTCATCCGTTTGTGTTGTTGTCTCTTGTTCTGGGGCATATTGTGGTACCGAGGCGGCGGGTCCATCACCTTCGGAGTTACCTTCGCTCGCGGGTGTCTCAACTGGGGTTACCTCCACTGGGTCAAATATTGTTTGAATAACGGTTGTTGTGGTTGGGGAAATTGGTGTTTCTAGTTCAGGAATCGAAACAGTGGTGTTGTCTGTTGGGGGGGTTTCAATAGGCGGAGGAACGACCGTCGGTTCCGTAGTTGTAGTAGTGCTGCTGGTAGTCGTAGTAGCAGGTGGAACTGGTTCAAGAACAATTGCATCCGCACTAGTGCTTGGGCCGTACATGCAGGAACCACTACCAACACCTGCGCATGGACCATTCATTGCGTAAACCTTGAAGCGGACAGGGCCATACCCAGTAGTAACTGAAGCACTTCCATTAAACATGGAATCACTAAGTAAATAAGAGGTATTTGCGGCAGTTGTCCAAACACCCCACCCACCACGCTCTACGCCATCGTCGTAGTCCACAAAGTTGATTGAGTATCCGTATATTTCTGTATTGCTTGCTTCTGGTGCATCCCAGTTGAGAGTTACGCTTCCGTCATTGTTTGCCGTCGCAGTTAAATTTTGTACCGCATTGAAGTAACTAACAGAAAGACTTTCCCATGATTGCCCATCAGCGGAGGTCATTACTCTGTTTCCTGTTCCAGAGTTTGCTACAGCAACGTATTTCCCCGCCCCATAAGCAACACCTTGCCATGAGTTATTAGGGACACCGGAACCAAGCGTCCAGTTTGCGCCATCGGCTGAATAAGCAGAGCGTGAATTAACTCCACCTTCCGCTACGGCAATAAACTTGTTTCCACCGTATGTAATATATTTCCACTGGTTGGCTGGGGCGCTAGCCGTGTTTGTCCAGTTGACTCCGTTTGTGGAGTACGCACCGTATCTATTTCCTGAATTTGTGCTGTATTCAAGCCACGAGAAACGACCAGCACCAAACGCAATTGTTCGGATGTCAACTATTGCGCCTGGGTTTTGTGTAGACCAACCAGTAGTACCATTGGCAGAAGACCAGCCTCTACCAAACATTGATACAGAAACAAACCGTGGAACTTCTGCGCTACAAGCAACTGCATCGTGTGACCATGCCGTAGACGGTGTGCGAACGGTCCATTCAATTCCGTCCGTGGAGGACATAATATAATTACTGCCCCAAGTTGCAGTAGCAACATAAAGGCCACCGCAGTTTGTGATTGCTTGCCATTCTCCGTTTGGTACGGTTCGTGAAGTCCATGTAATTCCGTCAGGAGATGTCATTACTGCATTTGAGCCAACTGCAACAAACTGGTTGTCCGCATAAGTTATTCCTTGCCAGTTACTGTCGGAAGCAGACGTTCTTGAGGTCCAATAATCACCGTTTGTTGAAGTCATGACACGGTTGCCGTCACCAGAAGAAGCAACAGCCACAAACTTTCCAGCGCCGTAAGTAACAGCTTCCCACTGCTGGTCTGATGGGTATCCTGTTGCAACAAAGGGGGCCGGCGTTATGTTGGCCGAAACGCTGTCGACTATTGGTCCGTAGACCCCTGACCAGAACCCATTATCCATTCCACTGAAGTTCAAGGTCGCAGAAGACACTCCGGTTGGGACACTTAGTGACAATGTGAAAGTTTCTTGGTTGTGAGCCGTCGACCTTCCCACGCTGTCAACGGTCGCACCAGCAGTAATTGAGGCATTCCATGTATCGGCAATCGCCCCCTGACCAACACTATTGGTGGTTGAGTTGTCAACAGTAAACGAGATTTCTACAGTTTCGTTTGGGCTTACTGTGAAAGACTGACTGACTTCTCCCGTTGCATAAGAAAACCTAAGGGCTCCATTGAAGACCATCCCGCTTCCGCCATTCTGAACTATCGTCCAGCCGTCAGAACCGTCGAATCCGCCATTCGTAATAACTGTTGACGCAGAAGCTCCAACACTAAAAACAGAAGTGAATAAAGATAGAAGTATCACCGGCATGTTTATCCAAGCCGATTTTCTAATTCTTATTCTAGTGTTCCCCAAAAATGACACCTATTTCCCCAAATGCGATAGTCGTTGCCCCAAAGACAAAACAATTTTACCATTTTGACAAACAGCAAAAATCATAGACTTTGAATTCTTTGTGCTAGTTTGGGGTCAAGACCATTATTTACTTACTATTGAAGGGTTTTCTCTCAACTACAATGAATACTGAAGAATCTCTAGGAGTTGGCCATGATTGCAGGCGTATACAACATATTTTGTCAACAAGGGGCGACCTTCTCTAGAATTATCGACCTTCAGTACCCCGACCCTGTAGACCCAACCATTTTTCATCCATATGACCTCGAGGGCTTCACTGCAAGAATGCAAGTCAGAAGAACTGTCACTTCAACTACGACAATCGTAGAACTGACTACAGCAAACGGCCGTATAGAAATAGTTGCAGAAGATGGAAGAATTATTTTGCTTATGGACGCATCGGTGACCGCGGCAATAACCAGCAGCGGAGTTTATGACTTAGAAATAGTAAGTCTTGAAGGCGTGGTGTCTAGGGTTGTACAAGGAAGCTTTACTCTGTCCGAGGAAGTTACTAGATGAGTAACGTCCCAAACCAAGTCAACATCAACGAGGATACGCCAAACCAGGTTTTAATTAATCAAGACTCCCCAAACCAAGTATTGGTTCGAGGCGGTGGAATCGGTGGAACTTCTGCAAATACTAGAAGACATGAGTTCGTTCAAGGTTCGGCATCAGCAACTTGGGTCATAACTCACACTCTTGGTGGCAGGCCGTCTGTAACCATTGTGGACTCTGCAGATACGCATGTATTTGGTGAGGTACAATACAATAGTAATACTCAGATTACGGTGACGTTTTCTGCGGCGTTTTCTGGTAAAGCATATCTCACGTAAGGTAGAGTAAAAATGGCACAAAAATTTCTCACAAATATTGACCTTAATCAAAACGAGCTGATTAACGCAACCTTTCAAGTTGTTGCAACCAACCCTACTGAAGGCAACTTTGAAGGCCGGATGGTCTTTAATAGCACCACAGATTCAATCGTGGTCTACGGCAATGGTGCATGGCGTAAGGTTGTTAATAACATTGCAAAGGGTGGCTCTCACACCAACGCCATTACTCTTGATGAGTCAAACGGCACTGTTACCATCACTCTCAACCTTGCGGACACCTCAAACGCGGGTCTCTTGTCTTCCGACTTCTGGAATGCCATCAACGACGCTACCGATGCTGCCACTAACGGCAAGATAGCCAAGCGCGACGGAAACGGAAACATTAGTGTTGCTGACCCAACTGCTGATAGCCATGCTGCTAATAAGGGTTACGTAGACGCCGCTCGTCAAGGTCTTGATGTTAAGGCTTCCGTTAGGGTTGCCACAACCGGTGCAGTTTTATTGGCTTCAGGTCTTGAGGCCGGCGATGCAATTGACGGAGTAACGCTTGCTGAAGGCGACCGTGTTCTTGTTAAAAACCAGGCCACAGCATCCGAGAACGGTATTTATGTAGCTGTTGCTTCTGGGGCAGGTGCGGCTTCTCGCGCAACTGACGCCAATACCTCAGCAAAAATTACAACAGGAATGTTCACCTTTGTTTCTGAAGGTGATGTAAACGCTGATAACGGTTTTGTTCTTACGACAAACGACGCAATTACTCTTGGAACAACTGACCTTACATTTGTTCAATTCTCTGGTGCAGGCCAAGTAGTTGCTGGTGACGGTCTTACAAAAGACGGAAACACCATCAATGCTGTTGGAACAGCAAGCCGTATTGATGTAACTGCAAACGCCATTGATATTCACGCCAGTTATATCGGTCAGTCTTCGATTACAACGGTTGGAACAATAACTTCTGGTACGTGGAATGGTACAGATATTGCTGTTGCGGACGGTGGTACCGGCTCCTCAACAGCAGCCGATGCTCGTGCAGCCCTTGGTATCAAGACAACCGCTGGTGCTGTAACGACTGGTACTTCAGTGCTTGCTCGTGTTGCTGACCAAGCATGTGCCGCTTCTTCTGGCACCACTTCAACCACGACAGTTACGCACAAATTCAATACAAAGAATGTTCTCGTTCAGGTTTATCAAGTATCTACTGGAGAAACGGTCAACTGTGATGTTGTTCGTTCAAGCGTGGACGCAGTCGTAGTAACAATTAACGGTTCAACAATCGGTGCCGACGATTTCCACATCGTCGTAACTGGATAGGAAACAACATGAAAATTACAGCAGAACAAAAAGCAATGGCAGCATCGTATGCAAGAAGCGTCCTTGGTGCAGCAGTCGCGGTTTACGCTTCAACAGGAGACATCAAGATGGCAGCAAATGCTCTCTGGGCAGCTGGCCTTCCTGTTATTATGCGTTACCTAAATCCAAACGATAAAGCATTCGGCAAGAAAGCTTAATGCTTGGCCCTGAGGGGCATTAACAAGAGAAACGACTGAGGTCATGGCTCAAAAATTTATAACCCCTATTGCTATTAAGCAGTTGTCATCTGCTGGTTCTGATGGGTTAACAATTTTTGTAGACGGCGACACTTACGCAAGGCTTCAAATCCAGGGCGGTGGACGCCTTGTTTGGGGTGATGGTACAAATGTTGCGGATGTAAACCTGTACCGCGATGGGGCGGATGTCCTCAAAACTGACGACACTTTTAAAGTTCCCACTCTCTTTATTGACGGAATTGAAGTGGATACTTCTGGTGCGGCAACTGACCAAGTTCTTAAATTCAATGGGACAAAGTTCCTTCCTGGTACATCATCAACAGTTGCTTCTCTTGATGATTTAACTGATGTAACAATAACTAGCATTGCCACTGGTCAGGTTTTGCAATGGAACGGTACTGCTTGGGTTAACTCCAATGCCGCAGGTGGGGCAACAATCTCCGACACTGCTCCAAGCACTCCTACTGCTGGTCAGATTTGGTTTGAGTCCGACACTGGTAAAACTTTCGTTTATTACGATTCTCAATGGGTTGAAATCGGAACACAGCCACTCGGACCAAGCGGTCCTACTGGTCCTGTTGGTGCTTCGGGCGTAACAGGAGCAACTGGCGCAACTGGCCCGGTTGGCGCTACGGGCAATACTGGCCCAACGGGTGCTACTGGTTTAACTGGAGCAACGGGTGCTACCGGTCCAGGATTTGCGTATGTTGGTGTTTACAGTAATACAAATACGTACGCCACTGATGATGTTGTAAGTGTCCCTTCAACTTATGATGGTGGCAGTTGGTCCATAGGTGCTTTATATATATCTTTGTCCGATGGAAACCTGGGTAATAACCCAAGTTCGTCACCTGTTCATTGGTTTCTTTTTGTAAACAACGGACCAGAGGGTCCAACAGGTCCTGTAGGAGCAACAGGAGAAACTGGTTTAACCGGAGCAACAGGTCCCACTGGCCCAATCGGAGCAACTGGCCCAATAGGTCCAGAAGGAGCTACTGGTGTAACTGGAGACACCGGAGCAACGGGTCCTACTGGTGTAATCGGGGATACTGGAGCAACAGGTCCTACCGGACCAATTGGTCCGACTGGACCTACCGGAGTAACGGGAGACACTGGGCCAACTGGATTAATAGGACAGGATGGCGTAACAGGTCCAACTGGTGTCACTGGTCCTTCAGGACTTGCTGGACCAACAGGATTAACCGGAGCAACTGGACTGACTGGAGCCACCGGCCCAACGGGATTAACAGGACCGACTGGTCCGTCTGGTTCTGCTGGGTATGTAGGTTCTGATGGTGCAACTGGAGCAACGGGTCCTACTGGAGCTACAGGTCCTGCTGGAGCCACTGGTGTGGCGTATGTGACAGTATCCGACACAGCTCCATCAACACCAACGCAAGGTGACCTTTGGTTTGAGTCTGATACCGGAAAAACTTTTGTTTATTACGATTTAGGATGGGTAGAAGTTGGTCCTCAACCAATCTCTGTCGACGGTCCAACTGGTCCAACTGGTCCAACAGGCGCAACAGGACCACAAGGAGAGGTTGGCTCATTTGGTGGTGTCACATTTGATTATGTGTATGAGGTTTCATTCCCAACTGAAGTCCACAACACATTCCCAAGTGGCATCCTTGGTTTTGACAACACCACAATAAGCAGCGCAACACAACTCTACATATCCTTTTTTGATGCCGATGATGTTTCAACAGAAGGATTCCTCAACACAATTGACGACTCAACATCAGAAGTTAAAGGCAACTTTAAAATCTATGATGCAGGAACTCCAGACGATTATGCTTTCTTCGCAATAATTGGCTCGCACACAAACCATAACAACCACTTCCATGTGCCAGTTTCTTACATGAGTGGTTCCGTTACGAGTTTTACCGATGCCGATGCTTTGAGTGTCACTTTTGCTAGAACTGGTGACCAAGGAGATGTTGGTCCAACTGGTGCCACAGGTCCAACTGGCGCTACTGGTGTTGTTGGGGCTAGCGGTGCAACTGGCATAACCGGAGATACTGGACCTACTGGTCTAACCGGCGCTACTGGACCCACTGGCATTACTGGTCCGACAGGTTTGACAGGAGCAACAGGAGCAACAGGACTCACTGGTGCAACAGGGCCAACTGGATTAACCGGAGAAACAGGACCAACTGGAGTTGCAGCAACAGTTTCTGTTGGCACAACAACCGATGGGGCAACAGGTTCTGTCACCAATAGTGGAACTACTGCCGCAGCCGTACTTAACTTCGTGCTTCCAACTGGAGCCACCGGAGCGACAGGACCAACTGGCATTACTGGTGGGGCTGGAGCTACAGGCGCGACCGGCCCAACCGGAATCGGTGCGACAGGACCAACAGGACCAACAGGACCTATCGGCCCAACTGGTCCGACAGGACTTACTGGCGCAACAGGTGCAGGTGCACCACTAACAAGTTCTGCAACCGCCCCAGTGTCTCCGTCTGCTGGGGAAATTTGGTTTGACACATCTACTGGTTCTTCTTACATCTACTACAACTCTGCATGGGTTGAACTAGGTGCTGGTGCAATGTCACCACTACCAGTTACTTCATCTACTCGTCCATCTGCAGCGTGGGAAGGTCAGACGATTTATGAAACTGACACAAACATTAACCAGCAGTATGACGGCGCTAACTGGGGTCCAACATATCCTGGCTCTGGTTTCCGCAACCTAATCATTAATGGTGGTATGCAAGTTGACCAACGAGCAACTGCTCTAACAGGAACCAATACTGGTTACACGGTTGACCGTTGGAGAGTCGGAAACTACTCAGGCAACACACAAATTACGACTTCGCAGAACTCTGATGTTCCGAGCGGGCAAGGATTTACGCATTCATTACGGATGACCGCAACCTCAGTCGCCACTTACACAGGTGATGTTATTGAAGTATCACAAGCAATAGAAGGATTGAACTCGGCACAACTAGCATGGGGTACTGCTGGGGCAAAAACCATAACAGTTTCTTTTTGGGTTCGCTCAGCAGTTACTGGGACATATTCCATTAAGTTAAGCAATTTTGGCGCAACTCGTAACTATGTTGCTTCTTATACTATTTCCGCAGTTAACACTTGGGAAAAGAAAACAATAACTATTGCTGGTGACACTTCGGGAACATGGTTGACTACCAACGGTTCAGGGGTTTTTCTTAGCATCACTCCTCGTGTTGAGACAGCATCTGCTGGTACTGCTGGAACATGGAGTTCCTCATCGGCATACGGCGTTACTGGGCATGCAAACGCTTTTGCAACTGTCGGAAACATCTTTGCTATTACTGGTGTGCAGTTAGAAGCGAACCCTCAGCCAACCCCGTTTGAACAACGACCATACGGTACAGAACTAGCCCTATGCCAACGGTATTTCTGCACTGTTGCGGATGGCGCATTTGCAACCAATCTAAATGTTGGTTTAACTCACTATTATCAGGCTGGTTTTTTAGTTGCCCGATGCAGTTTCCCCGTCAGCATGCGCAGTAATGCGATAACACTTGTAGCAACATCGGGAACAAATTATTACATCAATTACAGCAACAACAATGGTGGTGACGGCTTTAATAGTTGGACTTTGAATGTCGTTAACTTTAATGAAGCATTAATTTACAATGGTTCAGAAGT